GCAAGATGATATTACAAAGACTAATATAGCTATATATTTTATCATGGTATCTCCTTATAGAGACCATTATGACTTTATGCCTTTTGTCTTCTCTTCATAATATTTATAAAAACCTTCAATTGCTTTACCTAGTTTCTCTTCGTAATCAGCTTTGTTCTTTACGAATGCCTTAGCAGAACCATCTTCACCCGCTTGTAAAATAACAATTTGTTCAATAGGTGTACCAAACAATTCTTCATACATAATTGCATAAGCAGTACATTGAATATAATAGTTTTCATTCCAACTATCAACTCGTTCTTTATTAGCAGTTTTAAAATCAATTACAGATAGTTTACCATTGTATTCTGCAATACAATCAACTTGACCTGCAACGGTCAATTTGGTACTATACATGATAGTTTCAAGACAATGAATATTGTCAATCTGGTCAAGGTATGGTTTTAGAAGTCTAAACATACCTAAAGGCAATACATCACGAATAGACGGTGTTTCACCTTTTAAATATTGTTCTACCAAAGTATGTGTAGCTGAACCTCTACGAGCAGCTCGATTCATTTCCCATTTCGCTGCCTCTTCGCCAACATTTTTACGCCATGCGATAAGACCTGGTTTTGGGATTGCACCTAATACGGTTGTAATACTTGGAAAGTTTTTATCGCCGACAGAATAAAATCTAAAACCATCAATGTTTTTACCTTTGGTTTTAGGCAGTTTACTCTCGTCTAGTTGTACAAAGTTCTTAGTCATATCAATTCCTTTTTCATTTTATATCTATATTATATACACATATTCTCTTATTGTCAAGCCTCAGGTGCCTTTTCTTGAATATAAATCATTCAAGTAATCTCTTTCCTGTTGACAGGCTTGTTCCTTCTTTCAGTCGGTAATGCTTAGAGCCAACTCAGTTGTCTCATTTACTCTTCTTGTCCAACCTTTACCAAAAGTGTCAAAGGTACTTAATTGTTCATAGTAACTTTGTCTATCTGCTTGATAATCTTTAATCGTCTTGTCAATGCCATTTTCTTCAACATAACCTTTAAGTGTTCTTAGTGTATTAGGACCAATACCACCATCTGCAACTGTACCAATCATTGTTTGTAGATACTTGGCTGCTCTGCCTGGACCTGCGTTAACACCAAAGTCAAACACGCATAAATCTAAACCACTCGGTAGTTCATCACCTTTTACTTTATCCCAATAACCAGTTTTGTAAATCGGTGCTACATCTTCAACTGTTAAGTCTTTCATATCTTTTGTGCCACCAAATTCTTCATATACTCTTTTGGTTACACCTAAATTAGTTTCACCGCCTGGATCCTTAGGATGATTTACATAACCACCTTCATGGTGTAATATAGTTTCTAGGCATTTGTCGTAGTTTTTTTGCATTTATTTACCTCTTGTTATCTGTAAAAACTTTTCTATCTGTGCCTTAATAATTGGTGTTCTATTTGGCCAATGTATATAAGGTTCATCACTTTTCATCAAGTTATACAAAAAAGGCAAAATTAACTTTTCTGCCTCTTTAAATCTATTAGTAACTTCTTCACTTTCTAGTGTTGTTGTTACTTGGTCTTTTTCAGCCACAATTTGCATGATTTCGTTCATCATACTTTTAATATCGCTTACATCTGTTTTGACTTTAGCAAGTTCTAAATTATTGGTTTCAATAACGCTAGTGTCAACTGTAGGCGCTTCTGGTGCTTTACTTACTGGTGTAAAACCCCAATCTTGGTCAAGGTCATACTCTCGTAAATAATCTGGTATATCTGCCATTACTTTTTACCTTGTTGTCGTTTACGGTGTTTTTCAATCACTTGTTTTGTTTTAACTTCTTTGATACTTTTCTTTTTATATCTATCAGCTAATTCACTAGTAGGGTGAGCATCAGCAATTCTTTGTAAATTGTCATTCCAGCCACCATCATTTTTCATTCTACCCATACCAACAACACCACTTGATATATTTATAGTTGTCAGTAATTGTTTGATATGTTTATTCTTTGCTAAAAATTCTTCTTTTTCAGCAATAGTCATCATATCATCATAGACCTTTTTGGTCTTTGTATTCTCAAAAGTATAAATTGGCATTAACTTTTAAATGGGTCCTTAACTGTAAAATATTTTTCTAGCATTTCTAATTGGTCATTATACTCTGCAATTACCTTTAGTTCTTTTTCTGCTTCAGTTAATACATCACCATGTTCACCGATACCCACAGCTTTTTGTAAAATTACTTCTACATTCATTTTGTGTTTTTCAATGTGGCCAATGGCATGTTGTTTTAAAGCTTCTATCATTTTATCACGCATGGATAATTTCTCCTTTACTACTATTTATCTCATCTATATTATTGTATGTTTGGCACCATGTTGGTTTACCTATATTACTTATTTTAAAAGTAATTCTGTGTAGCACTCTTTCTGCTAATAATTTTGGTTCATTTGTATCTCTTTTATGTAAACTTAAAATTTGGTCGCTTAACACAATATCACCTATTTCGTAATAATGTGTGTACATGTATTTTTCTTGAAACATAAAATCATGTAAATCATCATAAAGTTTATTATCATTTGTAATAATTTTACATTTGTTATTTGTGTAAAAGTAAATGCCTTTTTTACCTGCTATATTTTGTTGTATCAACCACATTTTGTATGTACTCTGATTTGTCATCATAGCATTTAATTGGTCTTCAGGCAAACCTTTAGCCCATAGTTCAGGTGCATATTCATATTCTGCATAAACATTGTTACATCTATCAAACAATTCTTGTGGCATATCATCTAAAACTTTTGTGGTGTTTAACCAAGTTGTAGATGTGCCTTCACAATGAGACCAACCTTGCAATGCAACACCGTCAGCTCTTGTAGGACCATTTAAATTAGCATGCCAATCTAATACACCACTTCCAAAAATACCTGTTCTCTTGCCATCTATTTTTTTATGTGCTACCCTCTGTACAGGATATGTGTTAGGATTAGGCCAATCATATGGCTGTATAAAACCGTCTTCGTCTTGTGGGTTATAATCTTCTTCGCCTGTGATAGGATTAAAATTAAATTGATTCCAATTTGCGATTGGACCAATATGATTTACAAAGTTAGTGTAATGAGCGGGAGTTCTATCTTGCCTTTTTAAAACAACTACAACATGTTCCTTTAAAGTATTTTTGATAACTTCAGCCGACTCTTCATTTATATCTCTAATGTCAAAGTCATCAACTTGTATAGCTATACCATCATTTAAATCACTAAAATTCATTTTTCACCTATATTTCGGCAGAATTAAGATACTGTTTTAAACCCTCTGAATACCATAGTGGTACTTTAGCAGGTGATTTCCATGTAGCAAATCTCTGTTTTTCTATAATATAATATTTTCTGTAACTGGCAACTGCGTCACCAGGCACTTTACAATGTTCAGGCATGGCAGGTTTAGGGTCTGTTGCAATTTTATTGTATAATGCATTTTTTGGTGGGTGTTTTAATATATCACCTAGTTTCTGTACTGTTAAATGGTCATCTGTATGATTGTATCTTTTCTTATATTCTTCATTTAGAGCCATCATGTGTTTGTATAACCAAATATAATTATATGCACTTTCAAACAACCAGATTGTACTAGGGTGTTTTACCCAACCTGCTTTGTATAAGATAGGTTCTAAATTAGAGTTAGGGTGTTTCCATCTTTTTATCTTACGACCATTTTTTGTCTTATCGTAATACTCTGTACCGTCTAATACTCTGTGGCATGTACACAAAAGTTGTGCTGATTCTAAAATCATTTTAACAATGTGTTTATCACACATTTGTTCAGCAGCTTTTACTGGATGTTTATCTACATAAAATACATTCATCAGTTTATCACCTTTCTAAAGTATTCCATACGGTCATACTTTTTACATAATTTAGATAAGACATTAAACCAAAAGTCTTTAGCCCAATCTGTAGTAGATTCTCTACAGGCTTTTTCTGCATTTTTGATTCGTCTATCTTTTAAACTTTCTGAAATCATATCTTCATTATATAACATTTTATACTCTTTGGCAACCACCTATTTGTCGTTCCACTCCATTATTTGGTCAAGTTTTATACGAATTTCGTCTGGATTTAGACCTAATTTACGCATATCATCATAATCTTTGGTTTTTAATTGACCAGTACCTATTTTTCTAAGAATATCTTTATAAAATTTTTCTCTATCTCTGACTCTTTTCGCTCTAGCTTTTGCGTTAGAAGCCTCTTTTTGGTAATCTTTTTGGACTTTGGCTTCATCTTCTTCTTTTGCAACTTTTCTACTCCTTAATGATATGTTAGCAGCTATTAATAATAATACTGCTAAAGGGTCAAATACAAATATTAGTACAATGATTACCCACCTAACAGCTTTATCAAAATGGTCTTTTGCTTCTTCACCATATATTAATTCTGCAACATATTTAATAGGACCTACTTCAGCTTCAATCTTATCTTGTTCTAATTTTAATACACCTTTTTGGTCTGATAGTTCAGCAATTTTATCACTCGCCTCATTAATGGCAAGTGTTAAAGCGTCTCTTTCAGGTTTCTGTTTCTCTCTTTCTTTTAGACCTCTAGTAACATATTCCATACCAATATATGTTTCAAGTGTTTTATCTAAAAGAGTTAGAGTTTTATTTGCTCTATCAATTATTAATTGTTGTTGATTTATTTGTGTATCAATTAATTCAATCTTAATATTGTTTGATGATGTTGGTTGTACTTGGTCTAAGTGTGCTTTTGATAGAAAACCAAATATACCCATTGATGTAATGAATATTAAAACTATAACAGCAAATGTAAGATAAGCCTTTATAGTTTTAGGTACTAGTTTATTGTGCCAATTATTATACAACCATGAGGCGGCTACAAGTTTTCCAACCTCTAACGCACTACCCATAGCAATAATGGGTACAACTGCACCTGCAAATAGAGTAGCAAGTCCCATAATAGAATAACCAGCGGCTATTACAGATATAGAAATTGCACTTAAAAATGTTATTAGTATTGTAAGCATATAAGTTCTAACCTAACTGTGGTATATCGTATTCTGTTCTTAACTTCTTAATGATACTTTTTACTTTAGGAAAATAGTTTTTATCTGAAGCGTAAGCACCAAGTGTTTCTACATATTTTAAAGAATCTTCAACACCTTTGTCCCTTAATTCTCTGTACTTATCATAAGCACTACCATTATTTAGTATATCAATATAATGTTGTACACTATCACATTCATGCATATAGACTCTGACACCCCACTTTTTAGGATTGTTACTAGGTAACATATGTGGTTCTCTTAAATCATAAGTTCTAATACCAAACAAGTTCTTTCCTTCTAATGCAAATCTACTATTACCCCAACCACTTTCTAAAGCCGCCTGTGCTAATAATACTTCATATATTACAGGCGTAACATCAGTTGTAGTATTGTAAATATAATTTACACATGCACCTACACTATTAATAAATGTTTGATTATTTTCTCTTTCAAAATCTGGTTTAGTGTAAGTGTTAATAGTTTCTAAAGTTTCTACTATTTCCTCTAGTTCTTGTTCTTTGGCACTTGCTTGATTATCTTGATATAGATGATACAAACCAAAACTAAATGCAACTATGGTCACCACCATAAGTGTACTAGCAATAAGTTTTATTTTTTCTATTAATCTCATTAAGCCCGTTTAACAATGATGTAATCATAACTTGTAATGGACTCTGGTTCATTCTCACCATATTCTGACCATGTACCTATTTCTATATTTTTATTCTTCTTTTGAAAGAATTGTACATTGTCTTTGTCCATATATTTAGCCATGTTTTTAAATATCTTTTCAGATTGTTTTTCTGTAAAATTATTTAATACATCAGTAGCCCAATTACCAGTATAGTAAGTCATTTTAGTTTCGTTACTATTGATAAAATGGTCTAGTTTTTTCGGGACACCACTAATTACTGATTTGAGGTAATGGTCTAACTCTTTTGATTTTCTCACTTGTGACATAATATATTCTCCTTTTCATTTTATAAATCTGCAATTTTGAATTTTTTAATGACATTTTTAGTTGGTATAACAGTTGTGTTACCACCATCTGCAAGTTCATTATTATCATCATAATTGTAGTCACTCATCAAAACATGAACCTTACTATCTCTTTTTACCAACCATCCAGTTGATACACAAATAGCAGGTTTCATTCTTTCTATCTCTTTGATAGACTTCCAACCGGCGTCAGATTGAATATCCTCCCAATACACCAAATAAAAATCATATGTAAATGGTATTTCAGGTACACCTTCTTGAAATTTTTTTGATTTCATACTTCTCCCTACGAACACTCCTTATCAGCAATCTTCGTATCTTTTAATAATGCACACTTATATTTACTATCAGCGTTCATTCTTAATTCAGCGGCTAAACTTTCTAAAATAACAGGTAAGTTTTTTTCTAAAACATCTGTCATTTGTAAAGCAAAGTTATATGCCAACTTTTGCATTTCTGCCTCTAGCACAGAGGTGTCAACACCACTTCCAGAAACAGTTTCTTTTACAACATGACCTAAAACGGCCGTATTGTAATCGTTTGCCTGTACAGATTTTGCAAAGGCACTTAAACCAAACCACAAAATCGCAAGTAAAACTAATATTTTTTTCATAATATATCCTTTCTCAATATTTATAGGTATAATATACACTAAAAATAGTCGTTAGGCAAGCACTTTTTTTACTTTATTTTACTTGTTTTTTTGTGGTTTTGTTCTATTTTTGTTCTGGTTCTGGTCTCACAAAACTGTCATTCCAGCCAAAAGCCTCTCTAACAACTGATTCGGTCAAACCTTTATACATTTTATTTAAAGATTTGTTCTTCATACCAAGTAAAACTTTTGCTTCGTCTTGATGTAAACCCTCTAACATTTGTATAAACATGGTTTCTTTTTGAGTTTTAGTTGTAGCTGCGTCTGCACCTTTGACAAAATGCCAAAGTCTCTTTGCCTCATTTCTCAATAGACCATGTTCAGTACCTATCGGTGCTTCGTTAGCCATAAATGGTGGGTCACCTGGTGGTAAATCCCAAACAATATTAGGGTCAAATGCACCTTTTAAAACTTGTTTAAGAGGAGCTGATTCGTTCTCTCTTAATACTGCAATCTTTTTAGGTTTATCTTTTGCGTTGTTAACTTTTTTTAAAATCTCTGACATAAGTTGAACATTCTCACTAATACCTGCTGTATTTTGTGATTGTCTCATCATTGCCGGATTCATTAGATTTGGATTTCTTTGTTGCTCTGCCATAATTTCTCCTTCAATTCAGTATTATTATTTATCCGTGAAATACTTATCACT